CTAGAGTTATTGTACTTTCAATTGTGCCCTGTTCATTGCTAACTTTTCTTACTGCTTCCTCAATCTGTTTACTATTTGTTGCCCCATCTAGAAATTTATTACTGTCGTCATATTTCTTTCCTTTTAGTTCCTTTTTCAGCTCTTTTACTTCATTAACTGTAACGTTTAGCTTTTCTGCATAACACTCTTCACTTCTTTTTCTTGTTAACAACTCTTTAAGTTGATTAAGAAGACTCTGATTCTCAGACATATGTATCGTATTTAATTAGAAAATATCTCAAAGATAGATAAATTATTTAACTTAACATAAAAAACTTAACCATGAGAGTTATTCTTTATAACTAATTTGGTTATATATAAAACTCCCTAGGGGCGTTTTGCCCCTGGGAGAAGTTCTCTAAAACCAACAAAAGAGAACTTTTTATTCTATCTCACATCACTTCCACAACATTCGTCATAGATCCATGAAAACTCAAAGTCATCTCCAGACGATCCTGCCCACTGAAGATCTTCAACAAAACATGGGTTTACTAATGTATTCCCTGATATCTCGTAGTTGCGTATTGATAATGTACCTTGATTACCGTTTCCATTATTTTGTGTGTTTATCATTTGTACAGTGTTTCTTAGAGTTATTATATCTGGATCAAAAAAGAACAACTGCATGTTGCTCAAGGGACAAAGAAAGTCTGGTTCAGTTATCACTAACGGTGTATTGCTAGCAACAAATATCGATCCCACTTGAGCATTTTGATTTAGATCTAAATTCCCTATTAAGCTCCCATTTAGAAATACATCAAAATTGTCATCTCTTTCTGAGTTCTCATTACAAACCTGAAAGACAGTGACAGTATTTGGACAATTTGGAGGTGCGTCTATTTCTCTATCTAGATAAGTATCACAGTCAGGACTAGTAGATATAATTCTAACTACAGCAGTTCCAAAAGGAACGTTATATGAAACAAATCCTGCAAGCAGTTGATTGCTTGTTACATCTACTTCAAAAGCTTCAGTAAAACCATCAACCTGAGAAAACAAGTTAAAAGGTCCAGCATCTGCTCCTATGTTACTAGCTTGTATTAGTATTGCCATTTTATATTTTTATTTTATTGACAAAGAGTAGTACAACATAAAACTTCATATCCATTTAAAGCTATCTGTATTGCTGCTACACTTGTGTCAGTTGCACTCGGTCCTATTTTATACCATCCTGCATCCAATTCTAATAGACTTGCTGTTGCTGGGTTTGGACCATCATATAAAAAAGACCCAACAGATGGAGTATAATTAAAAGTATCACCATTGTGCCAGTACTCAGTTACCGGTAATATAGATGCATCTGAACATGCATCTGTAGCATTATTATGAGGTGCTGGAGCATCAAAAAGTCCAAATCCAGATGTATATTGTGAGACAATTGATGCGTCAACATAATTATCACAGTCAGCATTGTTATTTTTTATTCTCACAATGGTAGTTCCACTAGGAACAAGACTTGTAGATATGTTATAACCTAGTGCACTTGTTAGAATAGTTATAGAAACGTTCGTAGCAAAGGGTGTTGTATAAAGATTTGCATTTGAATATAGATCAACTGGTCCTGAGCAACTGCCTGCGGATTCTAGTTTTATTGTTAGTGTTGCCATTTTATAATTTTATTTTATGGATCTGGACAATCCTCAATATTAGTAATACGTCCATTTGTATCAATTTTTATAAGCCAAGTTCCTGGATCAGCTGTAGATATAGACAGTTGAAACTTGTACCATTTGTTGTCTCCGTTAAATGTTTGAAGTGCTGGAAATATTACATCATATGTAAAATCATTTATTTGTGGTTCAGCAAGTGATCCATTTTTCCATAGGAATGCAGCAAGGTCAGCATTACATAAACCAATATTTAGATTTGAACTACTAGTTATTGATCTTATACCAGCTGCAAGAGATGCACTAGGTGTTGTACTAGTAGTTGTCGTAATTGGAGTTTTAGTTGTTGTAGTACCAGTAAGTGTTACGGTAGGATTATTTAAGGAACAATCACATGTAGTAGTAGTTGTTGTTGTTGAAGAAGAGCTGGTACTAGTTGTAGTGCTAGTAGAACTAGTAGAACTAGTAGTTGTTGTTGTAACTTCTTTATAAGTATCAGCTATAAAGGAGAAGTCTACATCAACTCCTGCTCCAGTATAATTAGGACTTAGGGCACTTACAAAACTATCAGTACAGAAAGTACACACATCCTGTCCTTGATATAGTATTCCGTCTTTTTGAATTGTATTGATAAAATTGTAAACTCCGACTCTGTTACTATCTATTGTAGCAGAAACTACATCTCCTGGTAAGATTTGAATAGTTCCACTTTGTGAAGATGCATTACCTGTAATAGTTGCATCTACAACATTAGTTCCATTAACATCTATTTTTAAGTTACTGCTCTGTGGATCTGCCGCAATTAGAGAACTTGGAGTGTTTGTTATCAACTCCCAATTAAATCTATTAGGTGGTTGATCTGTTGTAGTGGTTGATGTTGATGTTGAAGTACTTGTAGTAGTTGATGTACTAGAACTACTTGTTGTAGTTGTTGTAGGACAATTAGTTGGTAGGTCAATACAATTATCACATGTACCAACAGAGCAGACTCTTATAATAGTTGCTCCTGTAGGAAGTTCAATAACATATCCATTAGTTAAAGTTAAAGCAGGAACTTGTGTTTGAAATGGATTAGTATATCCATCTGCATCTGAGTATAAATCAAAAGGTCCAGCAGAGCCTCCTGGGGGTATGGTTATGTTTATTTGTATCAACATATCTTATGGTGTTGGTGTTGTTGTGGTAGTTGTAGTTTGTTCTAATACAATATCAAAACTATTTTCACATAATGAATCTGACGTTACTCTTATTATAGTAGTAAAATCAGGAACTACAGTACTAGTATAGCCAGCTAATAAATTAACTTTAGTTACACCAGTTTCAAAAGCAGCAGTGAACCCATCTACATCTGAGAACAGATCGAAGGGTCCAGTATTGTTTCCTGCAGTTGTTAGTTTAATAAATGCTTCCATTATGATCCGCAACAAGTATTTAGTGTGTTATTTATATTTATAACTTGCTCTTTTATAGCAGAAATATCTGATGTATTAGTTGCTTGTTGAGTCTTCAATATACAAAGAAGTTCGTCAATTTTAGACAAAGCAACGTTTAAATCATCACAAGGTTCTACATTAGAACAAGGTAATATTGGTCCATTGTATGTAATAGATTTTGAATAATGTATTCCAGTTTGACATGGATCATTACTTACAGAAGTAGAACAACCACAAGTAGTGTTCACTGCTATATTTGTACAACAAGGATTAGTGGGTAAGTATGCCATTGTTTTTAGTATTAAGGTATGTAAATTATATAATATGATCCAATTCCAGGTTGATAATTATTATGTGGTAATCCTCCACCAGTAGAATTTATTGTAACAGTTGTAGCTACACTTTGACTAACCTCAGTAGTTTTTCCTACAGTAGCTGTATTACTTGCTCCTCTAAGTGCATATCCTAAGTTACCACCTGTGCTTTTTGACTGGCGAATATAGTTATTGCTTGTAGGAGGATCTGTTTCATTTGAACTTCCTAAAGTTGCAACAAGGTGGGTGTGAGAAGCTGGACTAAGTGAAGCTACTACAGTATTAGTGTGTGTATGTGAAGGTATTTGTGCTGTTGTTAATACAACTTGATTTGTTCCAGTAAGGTCATTTACGTTATATGTAGGATTTCCACTAACAGACGGATCAACTATTTTATCCATAGTTTGACCTGGCATATCAGTAGCTCCAACAGCTACTCTTCCTCTCATATCTGGTGTACCATTGTTTCCATTACATAGAAATATTCTATCCCAAATACCTATTCCTGCACCTGATGCATCAAATGGTGTTAAGTCTCCAAAGTATGGCTGTGCAGAAAATGGAACCATTCGATTACTAATAAGCTGTTGCTGAGGATTAGTGTTTAAATAGTTTTCTATATACGTATTAATATCAACAATTTGTACGTAGTTGTTTGTAACATCAGTAATAAAAGTATTTAGTGATTGCTCAACCTCACACAACTTATTTATAGTTTGTTGTAATACATCTGATGTGCTTGTATTATCTGTTACTCCAGATACACAACCTACATCATAGTTTAGAGCTGGCGTTCCTGAACCACCTTCTATCCCACTTATTTCTTCCTGTAATTTACAGATAGTTTTGATTATACCTACTAGGTAGTTATTTAAAGTTAATGGATTACAGTCATCTAGATTAGCCTGCACTGCAGGGCATATATCTGATGGGGGAACCACAGGTGTTATACCTGTTCCGTCTAGTGTAGATCCTAAAAAGGTAATAAGAGCTTGCTCCACAAATGATAGGGAGTCTCCATTCTTTATTCCTAGTATAGGAACGTCTACACCTGTATATTTAACGCACTTGTCTGAAGTAATTTCAGTACATCCGTTATAACAATTTGAGCAATTTTGTGTTGACATAATTTTATTTATTTGTTTATCACACTATGGTGAGGTTTGTGTTACGTTTAGAGCTATTGCTCCTGTTCCTGTTACTGTAAATGTTCCAGATACTGGACCTATTATTGTTTGAGCTAGTCCAGAATCGGAATCACTAAAACTAGTAAATCCACCAACTTGAGAGCCACTTACTGTTAAAGTACAATTATCTCCTGGATTAAGTGACTCATAAGCAGCGTCTAGATCATAACTGTCTCCTACTACAAGATTATAGTTGTAGGTTCCATTACTACCTGGATCAGACTCAAATTCCTCGCTGAAGCCTCCATTAGGTCCACCGCTTAACATTGCAAATTGTGATGTATCTCCATCATCTTCAAAGTCTATTGTAAGACTTGCAGGTGCTACAGAGGCGGAGTCAGTCGAAAAAGCCCAAACACTATTAGTAATACCGGTTTGAGTAAAACTTGGATAGTTAGTAGTGAAGTCACTTCCAGCTGCTGTAAAGTCGGTAACCAATGAGGTATACGAATTTATACTGGCCGTTAGTTGATGTTCAATATAAATAGTGTCACTAGTTTGATTTTCAGTAATTAATGTAGCATTTATAACATCATTTAGTGCTGTCATAAATACACCACCATCAGATGTATTAGTTGAATCAAGAGCTACATTTACAGTGCTTACACCATTAACTAGTATTTTAAAAATAGCACTTCGAAATGTGCTGTCAGCACCACTTCCACTTACTGACCAATTGTATGCATATTGTTTAGGATCTACAGTTGTAGTAGTAGTTGTAGTTGTACCTGTTCCACTAACTAGGCAGGTTATTTCACCACCTTGGTCAAAATATCCAGGAGGAATAGTAACATCAACCTCATAATCTTGAGTACCTAGCTGGTAGAAAGCAGGTAAAACACTATTTATGCTACCCTCATCTACGGATGCAATTACAACATCACCGACTGAACCATCCGGTATAGTCGGATTAGCTTCAGAACATGTAAACGGTGGTAGAGCAGTAGTAGTTGTTGTAGTTGTACTGGTACTGGTGCTTGTACTTGTGGTAGTTGAAGTACTGGTACTTGTACTAGTTGATGTACTAGTAGATGTACTAGTTGATGTACTGGTACTAGTTGATGTACTGGTACTAGTTGAACTACTTGTAGTTGTGGTAGTAGGTGGAGCAGTAGTTGTAGTTGTAGTTGTACTAGTAGATGTACTAGTGGACGTACTTGTACTTGTACTGGTAGATGTACTAGTAGAGGTGCTAGTAGATGTACTTGTACTGGTACTTGTACTTGTACTTGTACTCGTGCTAGTAGAACTACTTGTAGTAGTGGTAGTAGGTGGAGCAGTTGTAGTTGTAGTAGTTGTACTTGTACTTGTAGAAGTACTTGTAGTAGTTGTAGTTTGATCATCTGGACATAGATAGAAATCTAACCCATGACCTGCTAAAGCATTTCCTATATGTTCAAACTTTAACTGAGTAATTCGATCACCAATATTTCTAGGGTAGATAGTAAATAAAGATCTAACTGAGGATTGTCCAGAGAATAATCTTGCTTTGTATGTTACACTACCATCTGTTTCATCATAGGCTTGCCAATCACCAGGGCTTGGTCTACATACTTCTATTGTTGATATACTAATATCTACATCACCTGTTACGTTCACTGTTTCAAATTCTCCTGGGTTAGGGTAATAACCTATTCCATTACAGAAAAATGCTAATGCTCCTAATGACTCACTGAATGTAAGTGTGCTTTCAGTACAAGTGCCACTACCTAACGAATAAGTTCCATCATTATTATATTGTCTGTTGTGGAAACCAATTAAGTCACATGGTGGTTCTCCACCTCCCTGGTTATTGGGAAGAAGCTCTGGAGCTGGACCTGGGATATAGACAGGGTTGCAATCACTTTTTGGTGATGACAGAGTTAAGGTAATCCCATTAGTTAATGTTTTACTTCCGTTTCCAGTACTAATTCCTGGTATTCCTTCTGGAGCATTAAAATCAAAAGGTAAACTACACCCACTAGAAGGAGGTAAAGTACTAGTACTGGTTGTTGTTGTTGTTATATCAGAACCACAGTTATTTTCTAAACTACCTGTAAATCCTACTTGCCAGTACGCTTCATCTTCACAATATATTATTTTCTGGTCACTTTGTCCGTCTATAGTTATGTACTCAATGGTACTTGGATCTACTAATGGACCAGGAGTAACAAACTGTTGTATACCCATTTGTTCTGCAACCATATCTATTCTACAGGCATAACCATATAGATAACAACCAGCTACCACCTGAGCTCCACCAGCATAACATAGTCCTATTATCTTGATAGTTCCATTTATATCTGCGAGTAGGAATGATCCTGAATCTCCGCTATATATTGGATTACAGCAATATTCTGTTGTACTCGCATTATTAGGATCTTCTTGAGGAGGTTTAATAAATCTAATAGCATCAGTAAACTTACAATTTACACTAGCTGCTTGTGAACTAGGATAAGCTATGTTTTCAAGTGTAGCACTTATTGATTGAATTAACATAGGACAATCTGGTACAATACCTTTAGGTCCAGTAGTTCTTCCAGTACTATATACACGAGGGTTTGTAGCTAATAGATTATCTATTTCTAATGTAGAAGCAAACGGTGGTGGATTACTACCTAGTATAGATTCTAGTCCTACTTGATTCCATGCAACTGTTGGATCCCATCTTGTCGGATCAATGGAAATTATAGCTGCATCTACCTGATTAAATAAACCTGTAGACTTTGCATGAATAGGAACATACTGTAAACTTACACCACAGTTATAACTTGCAGGTGTGGATGCACTTCCAAATTCTCCTTGTTGGTATACATAATCTACTGGACTATATTCATTTACAAGAGCTCCAGTAACACTTCTATCAGATGTATAAAATGCATCTTGAATAGTAACGTGATTATTTGTTAAACCAACTGAACAGCCTGTTTCTGAATGTATAACTACACCTCCAAGAGTACCTACACTAGTTCCATTATTTCTACTAGAAAAAGAAATACCACCTTGTAAATGTTGAAAGAACTGTCTGTTTGCTAGTGAAGTGTTATTTGTTTGTCCACAAGTTGAAGAACACGTACCTATAATTTCATGCTTCGCTATTTCTATTACATCTGTTTTTATACTTTTTCCAGATACTATAACACGTGATGGAATATGTTCATTTATTGAAATCTCAGAAAGAGGCTTCTTTTTTTCTACAGCTATAACTATAGCAAAGTCACCTGTCCACGTTCCATTAACAACTTTTCTTCCCCAAGCAACACTAGTTACATTAGGAAGTTGCTGAGACAACTCTAATATTC